CCCAAGCCTACCAATACACAGGCTATACAGTAGAAGGCTCTTACCAAATTACAGGAATGTCTAGCACCGCTGGCTTAAACGACAAGTTTATGCTTACTGGTAATGGCTTTGACCTAGATACAAGCATTGTCAGCGTTGATTCTGCGGTTCAAATCACCATTAATACGAAGGCAACAGCTACAGGCTTTGCAACCTTCACATTTGGTCAGACCAAGTACGATTTACCGCCTGACTATGAAACTATTACTGACCGCACACAATGGGATAAGACTAAACACTGGGAAATGTTAGGCCCTGAAGATGCGCAGCAATGGCAATGGCTTAAATCAGGCTATATTTCAACAGGCCCACGAGTTCGCTGGAGAATCCTAGGCGAATACTTCCAAATCTGGCCAATCATGAACACCCAAGAGTATTTGGGTTTTGAGTATCGCTCTAAGGCATGGGCTGAAAGCGCTACTGGCTTGCCAAAGAACTCATTTACTGCTGATACAGACACAACATTGTTTGATGACCGCTTGATGGTTATGCTTACGAAGCTCAAGTATTTCCAAATCAAGAACTTTGACACTACCGCATTGCAACAAACTTATGACAGATACCTAAGTGTTGTGAAATCTAACGACAAGGGCGCTCCAAACTTGTCATTTGCACCTTACCCATCTAAGGTTCTTATCGGTTACGCTAACATCCCAGATACTGGCTACGGAAGTTAATCATGGCCCAAGCTCAAAGAAGGTCAGCTTACACAGCTTCTATGGCTTCACCTATTGGTGGGTGGAACGCAAGAGATTCGCTTGCAGAAATGAGTCCATTGGATGCCGTAGAACTAGTTAATTGGTTTCCAACACCGTCTGATTTAACACTACGCAAAGGCTATTCAAGACATTCAACTGGCATTACAGGTCAGGTTGATAGTTTGATGAACTACGCTGGTTTGACTAGTCAGAAGCTATTTGCTGCTGCTGGCACGACCATTTACGATGCTACAACAAGCCCAGCAACTGCCGTATTTACAGTTACTAATGACAGATTCCAACATGTGATGATGTCTACAGCTGGTGGTGATTTCTTGGTGGCTTGTAACGGCCAAGACCCAACGCTTTTGTATAACGGCACGGCTTGGCTAAAGATTGCCAATACAACAACTGCGCAAACCATTAGCTCAATCACCAGAGGTGGCACAGGCAACCTTACTGCTACCTTAACTACGGCTTCTGCACATGGATTAGTAACTGGCAATCAGGTCACTATCACTGGCGCGACAGAATCTAACTACAACGGCACTTACATTATCACAGTAACAGGTTCAACAACCTTTACTTATACGATGGCCACTGCTCCATCGGCAAACGCAACAGTAGTAGGAACATATACCATCCTTGGCATCACAGGTGTTGATAGCTCAACCTTTATTCATGTGAATTTGTTTAAAAACCGCTTATGGTTTACACAAAAAGACACCATGAAGATTTGGTATTTGCCTGTGGATTCTGTGGGTGGAGCTGCCGAATCAATAAATTTTGGTGGTATTGCTCGTAATGGTGGTTTTTTACAAGCAATGGGTACTTGGACACTAGATGCTGGTCAAGGTGCTGACGATTACGCTGTATTTGTGACCAATATGGGCGAGGTCATGGTCTATAACGGCACAGACCCAACAACTGCTGAAACTTGGGCGTTAAAAGGTGTGTGGCAACTTGGCCAAACCTTTGCTCGTAGATGTTTCTTTAAGTGGTCAGGCGATTTATTGCTATTAACGCAAGATGGTCTTGTACCTTTGGCTTCTGCATTGCAATCTAGCCGATTAGACCCACGAGTAAACCTTACAGACAAGATTTATTGGGCTGTTTCTGAAGCTGCTAGTGCATATTCAACGCAGTTTGGTTGGCAAATTAACTACTTTGCTGGCGAAAATATGCTTATTTTGAACATCCCAACAGGTTCAGGTTGGGAGCAGTATGTAATGCACACCATTACAAAGGCTTGGGCTAAGTTTACAGGCATCAATGCTTCATGCTTTGAGGTTCATAATGACCATATGTACTTTGGCGGTAGTGGTTTTGTGGGTAAGTATTACGATACTTTTGCCGATAACAACACAAACATCATTGCAACCGTACAACAGGCTTATTCATATTTTGATTCTAGGGGTCAATTAAAGCGTTACACCATGATTCGCCCTATTTTCTTGACATCAGGCGGTATTCCAACGATTGCTGCTGGCGTAAACATTGATTTTGATACGCAAAATGTCACAGGTTCAGTCACATTTAACCCAGCCACAGTAGTTGCTGGTACTTGGGATACTTCTGTTTGGGATGATGCTAACTGGGGCGGTGGCTTACAGGTCAGCAAGGTATGGCAAGGCGTAACTGGTATTGGTTATGCTGCTGGCGTATATATGACTGTGGCAACACAAAAGATTGAAGTGCATTGGGCTTCCACGGACTATGTAATGGAGCGTGGGGGAGTTATTTGATTACTTATAAAACCGATGGTTTTGACTTTGATGAACTGTGTAATTTAATTCAAGATTTTATTGAAGAAAGCAGTTACAAAGTTCAAGTTAATAGGTCAAAAATAAGCATGATTCTAAACTCGGATTTTTGTTTTCCTGTTGTTGCTTATGATAATGACAAGCCAGTAGGAGTAATAATTGGATACATTTATGAGCATCCATTGTTCAAAGCAAAATGTAGCGATGATTTTTTGTTGTATGTAAAAAATGATTACAGGGGTAAATTAGTTAGTGTAAAATTAGTCAAAATGTACGAAAATTGGGCTATCACTAACTCAGTAGATTTTATTTTTATAAGTCAATCAACAGGTGTAGGTAATGTTGATAGAGTCAAACAGTTTTATAACAAATTAGGTTTTGAAACTGTTGGATTTAACTGTGTGAAAGGAAGATGATATGTGTGGTGGTGGCGGATTATTAGGTGGTTTTACAAATATTTTGTTTGGGAGTCCATCAACCCCAGCAACTCCTGATTACACAGGAGCAGCACAACAAACTGCACAAGGCAACTTAGATGCTGCTCGTCAAGCTACGGCAGCCAATCGTGTTAATCAAGTTACGCCTTATGGTTCGCTGAACTACGCAGTGACTGGTCAAGACCCATACGGCAATCCTACATGGACTGCTACGACTTCATTAAGCCCTGACCAACAACAGCTTTACAACTATGACATTGCCACATCTAAAGGATTGGGTGAGCTACAAACTAAAGGTCTTGGTTATGTTGGCAATATGCTTGACAAGCCATTTAGCACACAGAATTTAGCTCAATTTGGCATTAAAGGTGGCGAGAACTACGAAGATGCCATCATGCGCAGATTGCAGCCTACTATTGCTGCTGAAACTAAGCAGTTTGATGCACAAATGGCCAACCAAGGCATTCCTGTAGGCTCAGAAGCTTACATGAACGCCAAGCGTGTGTTTGATGCTCGTCAGAACGATAAGCTAACCAGCGCGATTACAGGCGGTTTTGATGTTGGTTCAAGAATGCGCCAGCAACAGTTTGGTGAACAAGCATATATGCGTAACGAACCAATTAATACGCTTAATGCAGTTCGTTCAGGCTCACAAGTTACTGGCCCAAGCGGTTACTTTGTTAATGCACCGCAACAAGCAACAACTTCTGGTGCAGATTATCTAAGCGCAGCTGGTATGACTGGCAACGCTAACATCGCTGCTGCAAACGCAGAAAACGCACAAAGAAACGCCATGATTCAAGGCTTGTTTAGTATTGGTAGCTCTTACGCTGGGAAAGCATAATGGATTACATGAAAATGATTGATTTATCTGGGATTAACCCAGTTATGATGCAGAACAATCAAGCTGCACAAACTCAACAAGCTATGCAATATGGCAATCAGTTGGCTAACCAAGCTTTAACTGGTAGCGGTTTTACGCCACAGCAAATGGCCAGCGCCCTAAGACAGTCAAATAAGCCTACGCAACTATCTGATGCGCAAAAAGCTGAGATTGCACAATTAGGCTCAAATTCTTGGAATCCATTTAGCGATTACAATCGTGGCACAAACGGTTGGGGAAATTACGGAGAATAATATGGCAGAGCAAATCCTACCTGAAATGCAAGACATTACTCGCCAAAGAGAGATGGCGAAGATGTTGTTGCAAAAAGGCATGGCCGACAATATGGGCGGTCAAATGGTCAGTGGCCGTTATGTTGGCGCTTCTCCGTGGCAAGGTATTGCTAACATCTACGCTTCTTATTCTGGCCGACAGTTGGCTAAAGAAGCTGATAAAAAGCAAGAAGAATTGGTAAAGTTGCTAAGACAAGAAGGCGTAAGAGATATTGGCGAGTACATGAAAGCGTTGCAAGGTACGCCTGAAACAATTACTCAGCAACAAGCTACTGAAGGTAACTTGCCACAAGGTCAAACATTGTTGGATGACCAAGGACAAAGAACGCTTGTGCCACAAGTAACGCCAGCTGTTGGCCCTGATTACAACAAAGCTTTGGCAGTTGCTCTTAATTCACGCAGCCCATTAGTTCAAGCTTTAGGGGCGCAAACAATTGGTGAGATGACTAAGCCACAAAAACTTGGCGCAGACGAGCAACTTGTACGCTTTAATCCACAAAGTCAAAAGTACGAAACTATTGGCGCTGGCGCACCTAAGAAATCTTCTGAACTTAAAGACTATGAATTTGCTTTATCTCAAGGATTTAAAGGCTCATTCATGGATTATCAGACTGCGCTTAAGAAAGCTGGAGCAAGCAACACAATTGTTAATACAGAGAAGTCTTATGGCCAAGCATTTGGTCAAGGTTTGGCTGGTAATGATGTCAAGCTTTATGACTCTGCATCAAGAGCGCCACAAATGCTTGAAACAGTTAAAGAAACAAGAAAATTGCTTGATAACGACAAGCTTTATGTTGGCTTTGGTGCTAATCAGAAGCTTGATTTGGCTCGTGCTGCCGATGCGTTTGGCATTACTGGTAGAGATACAGCCGACAAGATTGCTAACACACAAAGATTGTTTGCAGCTAGAGCGCAAGCCACATTGGATTCAGTTAAAGAATCAGGTTTGGGTGCTGGTAACGGCTTTACTGACAAAGATAGAGAGTTCTTGGAGAAATCTAAGCTTGGCA